CTCTTCCGATCTTTGGACAGCAGGCACTATTGTTGATCTTGTTAATGTTCCGTGGAATAATGACTACAGGGACGTTGTACGGTTTACCAATCGTTCCGCTTTGAACACGTACATTGATGGTCTTGCACCTAGCGGAATTAAAATTGAGAATATGACTTATGCTAAACCTGGACAAGACATTTATCTAGGAATTCCATATAATCGTGTGAATAGATATAATTATCTCAGGGCTAGTAACCCTCTTATGCCTATCGATGGAGATATGCAGAAAGATTTTTATTATTTTATTCTTGAATGTGAATTTATTAATGTTAATGTAACTAGAATTCGCGTTCAGCTAGATGTATGGCAGACTTATGTGTATGACGTACAATTTGGAAATTGTTATGTAGAACGTGGCCATATTGGAATTGCCAATACCAATGCGTTCAATAACTATGGAAGAGATTATCTTACGGTTCCGGAAGGTCTTGATATTGGTAGTGAATATCAGACAATTCATAGGCGTAGTAGAACACTGATTGCCAATCCGGCGATGCCGATTGTAGGAAATGCCGGAGACGTTCTTGTTGTTTCTGCAACTAATTTGTTCGCCGATCCGGGTACTGTAGATGATCCTAAATTGGAATCTGCTAAAGGATCTGGCATTAACGGCCTTCCTAGTGGAGCTGATTTTTATTGGTATTCATCGGTAGACGATTTTAGAGCATGGTTGGACGGAATTTCAACTACACCTTGGATTTCTCAAGGCATTATTTCAGTTACCATTATCCCGGATATTTCTAGGTATAATGCACTAGGAAATACTTTGGTTAGCGGAGGGAAAATTGAAAATATTTCTACTACTCCGGTAAAGCACACCATTTATGAGAATTGGCGTAATGACACTCAAATTGTGTCACCTATTCCTGAACGGTATAGGGGATTGAAGAAGTTCTTCACTTTTCCATACATGCTTATTGAAATGACTACATGGACCGGAAATCCAGCGATTCTTAAGCCTGAATCTTGGAATGATTCAGATGCTAAGATCATGGAAAGAGTTTCACTTGTTCCACCTAGTCAACGAGTAGAGTTTTATCCTCGTGGATATAATGCAATTGCTGGAGCACAGGTTGATAATCTTTATGATCTTACAGATGCACAGGTGGCAAGCCTTCCTGAACCTGCGCGGTCTGCTTTGAGCGATTCAGGCGATGATTCAGGCGACTATCTTGATATGATCGTACAAATAGCTAATTTTCCACATTTGCCAGTTGTAAATAACATGGCACTTTCGTATTTGGCCTCTAATAAAAATAGTATTGCTTATAGTTTTCAGTCTGCGGAATGGTCTCAGCAGCGTGCAATGGCTGGCGCTCAGGCACAATACGATGTTTCTACCGGCGCAATTGGCACTAATACTAGGGCGGGAAACATTGCGCAAGGAACTAACCAGGCAGCTATGGCAAATAATAATAGGACTCTTGGAGCGCAGGCACTTGTAAATAGTATTAGTCAGGGTGTTTCTGGGGTTGGAACAGCACTCACCCCTGCAGGAGCAGGAGGTTCAGCAATTCAGGGTCTTTCTAATGGTGGTGCTACGGCTATTAATGCAGGAATTCAAACTGCTGCAAATGATGCGAGTGTGGGAATTACAAATAGAAACATTCGTCAGAATGTTGCTAATGAGAATCAACAGAGTGCATTGGTAAGAGATACCAATGTTGATCTTGCACGTTTTGCAGCACGGGGCGATTATGCTAATGAAATCGCTGGAATTAATGCTAAGGTGCAGGATGCAAAAATGATTCAGCCTAGTACTAGCGGTCAGTTTGGTGGTGAATCTTTGAACATTGAGCATAACAAGCTTGAGGTTTCACTTAGATGGAAAACCATTGATAATGCAACTATGCGAGTTGTAGGCGAATATTGGCTACGATTTGGTTATGCAATTCGATCGTTTATTAATGTTCCTCAGGATCTTAAGGTTATGACAAAGTTTAGTTATTGGAAAATGACTCAAACCTATATTAAGGCCGCAAATATTCCAGAGGGTCATAAGCAGGCAATTCGTGGTATCCTAGAGAAGGGGTTCACCAATTGGTCAAATCCCGATGACATTGGTGTTATTGATATTGCAGATAACACGCCACTTGGAGGGATTAGTTACTAATGGGAAAGAATGGTCTTTCAGGACTTGATTTTTATTATAATAGTAGCCTATTTGGAAATGGGCAATTTAGTAGAAGTCCTGGTGCACAGAGGGAACGAGCAATTCAGGCAATGCTTGAACGAAATATTGCTGAATTGGCGTTGAATCGTTTTAAATATGAAAATCTTCCTGATTCAGTAGATCCTAGGTTTCTGGAAATTGCACTTTTGTTTAATGGGCTTGCTGTATGGTACTGGGATAATGATTTTGATAAGCTGATTGCAGTAAACGGAACCGGAACCGGTTATATGAATTATTTGCAACATCCAGTTTCATATACAGTGATCGGGCCGGGAGCTAAAATTCTTTATGGCGATAATGCTAGTGGGTCATTTGCACCTAAAACGTTGAGCGCATATCTGCCAGAGGCACATGCAGAGTTGGATGACAGCATTAGGCGAAAAAAGGCTATTCCTATGTGGCCTAATTATTTGCGAATGCCAGATATTGACATTGTTAACATTTATTCAAGTAAACTGGCAACAATTGATAGAACGCTTGAAATTAATACTAAAAATGCAAGGCGAAATAAAGTAATTACGGTTAATGCTAATAATCAGCTTTCCATTGAAAATATTTCAAGGCAAATGGATGAGGGTGTAGAGCAAATTAGCGTTAAGGGTGCCGCAAATCCAGAGGCAGTAATTAACGCAATTGATCTTGGAATTCTACCTGATTCTTATGAAAAACTTAGCATTCTTCGTACTAGATGGTGGAATGACTGCATGGGCCTACTTGGTATTGATAATGCTAATCAGGATAAAAAGGAACGATTGGTTAAGGCAGAAGTAGGCGCAAATGATGCTCAAACTGATTCTATGCGATTTGTTGCATTGAATGCACGAAAAGAGGCAATTAAACACATTAACGATGTTTTTGGTGAAAATATTTCAGTAGAATTTAATACTGAGGTTGAAGCTATGGCCAAAGATGCTGCAAACGTTAATGGAATTAATTCTGAGGATGGTGAATAATGGGAACTTTCACTCTGCAACTTAAAGAGGTTATTGAATCTCTTTATGGAACTAGCATGGATGAAGATGACTATGAGCAAGAATATGACTCATTCACTTTTAATGGAATTACTTATGGCAAACTTCCTAAATTTACATCTTATGAAGAATTGGAATTGGCATATTATCCAATTTTTGATGAGGGATACCGAAATATTCTTAATGGCAAAATCATTGATGAGTATTATAATCAGGAAATTGGCACAGAAACAATTGATAATTTTCTTTTGATTCTTCGTAAAAAGATGGATCAAATTATGCCATATTTTAATCAATTGTATAAAAGCACTCAAATCCCCTATGATGCATTGGATGCAATGCGAATTCATAGTGTTGGAGCCGGAACTATGGAAGGAACAGTACAATCAGACTCAACTAATACAAATACAAGTGATGTAAAATCAGGTTCACGCACTGTAGGATCAGATTTTCCGCAAACGGTTCTTTCCGGAAGCGCGGATTATGCAACAGATGCAACTGATTTGAACAGTGATGTAGAAACAAGTGCAAGTGGAAATGCTAACGCAAATTCCACTAATTCTAGTAACAATTCTAGTGACACTCTTGTCACGGGTTATCAAGGCGCAGCATCGGATCTTATTATTAAGTATCGAAATAGCCTTATTAACATTGATCTTATGGTGATTGATGCTATTGAGGATTGTTTTATGCTTGTACTTAATAATGGTGATGAATATTTCGCTCAAAATTATGGATGGTAAATAGATATGATTCCTATTCCCCCTTACATTCCTTCTTGGAGTCCGGTTCCTAATGTAACGCCTTTCACCTATCGTGACGGTGTTACTATGCTTAAAAAGGTTAACGGGATTATTCGTTATCTTAATCGCACTATTGTACCGTATATTAATGAAACTAATCAGGAGCTTGCAGACAAGGTAGAAGAAGATATTAACAACATGATTAATGTTGTTAATACTGCAATTGCAACACTGGAATCAGAAACTGATGCTAAGCTTGCTACAATGCAGCAGACAGTTACTGATGCAATTAATTACGTAAACACTAGTATTGCAACTCTAACTACTTACGTCGATACTAATATTGCCGATTTGCGTACATATGTAGATGAGCAGGTTCAGCTTATTATCAATGACGGAATTCAGGTACAAGATCCCGTCATGAAAGGCATTATTCAGGATCCTGCTAGCCAAACTCGGGGTGTACTTGATCCGCTTATGACTACAACCATTCACGAAATTGTAGACCCTATTGCACCTGATGGTAATAAGCGCGCTGTAGGGAAGGGCGAACTTGTTATCAACGCAAAAGACTATGGCTATGTGGGCGACAATATTGCAGATGACACCGAGGCAATTCAGGCAGCTATTGATGCAGCAGCAGCCCTTGTAGGCCCTGATCTTGGTAGTACTTTTGGGCCGTCTCGTGGGGCTAAGGTATATATTCCGCATGGTGTTGCTAAGGTTACTGCACCGCTTAAGATGAAATCAGCTGTTTCTATTTATGGTGACGTTTCCCTC